CCTGTCGCGGTGGCTTCTCAAAACTTACACATCGATCCAAAAGGTGCGTCAAGCTTTAGAGGAAAAGGCGTTTATATCGCTCAAGGTGATAAAAACGAAATTAAAGGCACTAAGCGAATGCTTAAAGATAAAAATAAAACTGTAACTTGGTACTAGGAAAATTTTGCGCGCGTTGCGCGTATATCCTACATTTTAAAGGAATACTATGGCATGGTTTAGTTTAGCAAAGATAGCATTACAAGCAGGCAGTAAAATTTACGCCAACCGTCAGAGGACGAAAATGGCTATGTCTGATGCACAATTAATGCATGCAGAAAAGATGGCCCGAGGTGAGGAATCTTACCAGGGCAAACTTTTAGAAGCTAGGCAATCAGATTGGAAGGACGAATTCGTTCTTGTGATCATTTCGGCGCCCATCATAGTTTTAATGTGGGCGGTAATAAGCGACGATCCAACAGCTATGGAAAAAGTAAAACTCTTCTTTGAGTATTTTTCAAGTCTTCCGAGCTGGTTCACGAATTTATGGATCCTTGTCGTAGCGAGTATTTTTGGTATAAAAGGCACACAGATATTTAGAAACGGTGGGAAGAAATAATGCCTTTCGTATCTGAAAAGCAAAGAAGATACATGCACGCGAATCTCCCAGGTATTGCAAATAGATGGGAAAAAGAGTATAGCAAAGGTGGAAAAGTCTTACCGACGAAGGTTGCAATAGCAACCGGTTGTGGTAAGGTGATGGCTAACCGTAGAAAAAAAACTAAATTCTACACATAAGGAGTAATATGAGAAACGACTTTGGAACAAGACCCTACAAATCCAGATTCCCTTACAAAGCTGGGAAGAAAAAAGGTGGCTCTGTTAAAAAACAAGGCTACAAAGCAAGAGAAGATGAATCTCTAGGAATGCGTACTGGAAAAGAATCTACTAAGAAACAATCTATGAAAGATCGTAGAGATGAATCTTACGGAAAATGGGGCAAAAGACCTAATCAAAAAATTAATAAGTAGGAATTATGGCTAGTATATTTGGAATAGCAAAAAGAGGTTTTGGAAAAGCTCTTAAAGCACATAAATCAAGACAACGTGCTAAAAGAATAGCTAAAGGTGAAAGAGGACCTACAATCAAAGGTGTTAAACCTTTATCAGGTAAAATACCATCTTATGTTCGCGGATCTGCAAAAGAGAGAGCCAATCAAGTTAGAACTCATTTTCATGTTAAACGTATCGACAAAGTTAATGAAGCGAAGAAAAAAATTAGCGAAGGTAAAAAAACATTAAAAGATATGGAAGCTACAAAGCAAGCTGAGCAACGTACGGATTATAGAGGAAAAAAAACAGGTGATTACCGTGCAACAGACATTCCGAAAAAATAATGGCTAAGAAAAGAAAAATACATAAAGCTAAAGTTGTTAAGAAAAGAAAAAAACGTAAAAACAACAAAAAGAAGAAAAAGAAAAAATAATGGCTAAAAACTGGATTCAAGACGTAAATAAATCAATTAAAAAAAGAGGCACTAAAGGAAAGTGTACTCCGATTACAAAACCTGGATGTACTGGCAGAGCTAAAGCTCTAGCTAAAACATTTAAAAAAATGGCTAAGAAAAGAAAAAACATGGCTAACGGTGGGGTTTCAGAACCTTACATTGGAAGTTATGTACATGGAAATTTAGGAGGAACAGAAGTAGCAAACCCGAGTTATGGTAGTTATTATAACCATCCCGGTTTTAAAATGGGAAAAATGTAATCTTATTAAGAAAGTAGTATGGATACAGAAACATTAGTTTATAAATTAAAAAGAGCCCTTGAGAGAAGAATTCAATCTCTTTCTATGTCTATTACAACTGGAGGGGTTGACAATATGGAGACTTATAAGTATATAATAGGTCAAATTAATGCACTGGAATCAGTGCGTCAGGAAATCTCCAACCTGCTAGATGAAAAGGAGCCAAATGCAAAAAGAAACATTGTCGACATCACCAACAAACCAAAAATCTAAAATAGAATTACCAGATAAAAAATTAGTAGGCGTTAAACCGTCTAAACCACAATTAGATCAAATTCCAAAACCGACAGGTTGGAGAATGATCGTTTTACCATTCAAGATGGATGAGAAAACGGCAGGGGGAGTATTAGTAACTGAAACAACTTTGGAACGCCAACAAGTGGCGTCTCAATGTGGTTTAGTTCTAGCCATGGGACCACAATGCTATAACGATAAAGAACGTTATCCAGAAGGTCCGTGGTGCAAGGTCAACGATTGGGTTGTCTTTGCCCGTTACGCAGGATCGCGTTTACAAATTGAAGGTGGGGAAATTCGTCTTCTTAATGATGACGAAATATTGGCGACCGTGAAAGACCCTAAGAGTCTAATTCACGCATATTAACATAGGAGGTACTATGCCAACAGAAAATGCTAAAGAACAACCGATAGCAGAAAAAGAACAGAAAACGGTTGATATTGATACATCTGGTCCAGGAGCCGAAGTTAACGTTCCTGAAGAAAAAGATGAATCAATTGTGGAAACTCAAGAAAAAGAGCCCACAGTAAAAATAATAGAAGAAGACAAGAAAGAAGAACCAGGAACCACGGAACAAGAACCAGTTAAAGAAGAAACAAAAGATGACAGTAAACTAGAAGAGTATAGTAGAGGTGTTCAATCAAGAATAGCTAAACTAACTCGTAAAATGCGTGAAGCAGAAAGGCAGAGGGATTCAGCCACTGAATACGCAAGAGCTGTTGAAACACAAAGAAAAGTTGATCAGAGAAAATATTTTAAAATGGACTCTGATTATCAAAAACGATTTGAAGAAAACGTCAAGACAGGAATGGACGCGGCGCAACGAGAATTGGCCGCTGCTATTGAGTCTGGAGACGCAAAAGCTCAAGTCGATGCTAATAAGAGAATTGCTACACTGGCGTTTGAGAATGCGAAAGTGGAGCAAATGAAGCAAGGTAGAGAAGAAGTAAAACTATCTGATGGTGGTAAATTACCGGAACAAACTCCGAGAGAACTACCTTCTCGAGAACCTAGCGATCCTAAAGCGGAAGGCTGGGCAGCTAAGAACTCATGGTTCGGACAAGACAGAGCTATGACGTTTACAGCGTTCGAAATCCATAAGGATTTAGTAGAGAAGGAAGGGTACGATCCTCAATCGGACGAGTATTATACAGAAGTTGACAAACGAATACGTGTTGACTTTCCGCATAAATTTGGTAATACTGAACAACAGAAAACGACTAGACCCGTACAGTCGGTGGCTTCTGCAAATAGAAGCGTAAAACCTGGTCGCAAAACTGTGAAACTCACATCTTCACAAGTCGCTATCGCGAAAAAATTAGGTGTGCCACTCGAAGATTACGCAAAACAATTAAAACTCACGAAGGAGGTATAGCGTATGAAAAAACAAGAAAACAAAACTTCTCGTGCGAACCAAACACGGTCAAAGACTGAACGACCAAAAGTGTGGGTTCCTCCATCTTCTCTAGATGCACCCCCTGCGCCTGATGGATTCAGGTACAGATGGATCAGAGCTGAATCGATGGGATTCGACGATTCTAAAAACATACAAGGTCGTTTACGATCTGGTTATGAATTAGTAAGAGCCGAAGAAATCGAAAATGCTTCTGACTTTCCGGTTATAGAATCGGGAAAATACAAGGGGATGATTGGGGTTGGTGGCCTTTTGCTTGCAAAGGTAACTGAAGAGATCGCACAAGCTAGAACTGATTACGTCAAAAAACGTGCCCAGGGTCTAGATGAAGCAGTAGAACACGATCTCATGAGAGAGCAGCATAAGAGTATGCCGATCAATGTTGATCGACAATCTCGTGTAACTTTCGGTGGTACAAAGAAAAGCTAATTTTCTCGGGATAACAACCAATTCCCTACTATCGATTTTAATAATAACCCGTTCATAGGTAAAACTATGAACATTTAGGAGACGACAAACTATGGCTAATACAAGCACAACAGGGTATGGTTTTAGAGCAGTTGAAGTTCTGGGCAATGGTCCAGCTACTCAAGGGCAATCTAAATACTCTATCTTGTCAGGTTTGGGCGTGCGAATCCTTAAGAACGAACCAGTTGGACCACAAGACAGTTCAGGTGACGATGGCTATTTTCAAAGTTTAGCCCCCGCTACTATGGACGATGCCAACACAGGTGGAGCTTCTTGGGATGCTGATACAACTACTCCAGAAGTATGTGTAGGAGTTTCAAACGGTGTGTTTTACATCGATGGAACTACAAGTAAACCTACATGGTCAAATTCTGTAGCAGCGAGTCAGACTTTCGCAACAAACCCAAATACAGGTAACAGCAATGGTTGGGTATTCGTTAACGATAACCCGTTTCAAGAGTATATGTGTAGATCCGATGCAACAATGACATCATTGGCAACGTTTCAATCTGACTGCTTAGTAGTTAGAATGAATCAGAACAATGGTGGATCTGGTGTATCAGGTCAGTCCACAGCTACTCTAAACTATTCGACATCAGACACTGACGGCTATATGTGGAGAATGATCCGTACTGCAGAAGTACCAGATCAGGAAGACGTAGCGGCTGCTGGTTGCGATGTTATAGTAGTTATGAACAACAGGGCTAATCAGTTCCTAAGAGACGTATAAGGAGTAATATAATATGGCAATATCACGAGCGCAGTTAGTTAAAGAGCTTGAGCCAGGTTTGAATGCCTTATTCGGACTGGAATACAAGCGATACGAAAACCAACACGCTGAAATCTACAATATAGAATCTTCAGACAGAGCTTTCGAAGAGGAAGTTATGTTATCAGGATTCGGAAACGCACAAGTAAAGGGCGAAGGTCAAGGCATATCATACGATGATGCGCAAGAGACTTTCACAGCTCGTTACACTCATGAGACAGTAGCTCTAGCATTTGCTATCACTGAAGAAGCTATCGAAGATAACCTCTACGACAGACTTGCTTCTAGATACACAAAAGCTTTAGCGAGATCCATGGCGAACTCTAAACAAGTTAAAGCAGCTTCCCCACTAATCAATGGGCTTCCTTCAACGGATGCTTTTGATTCTGGTGATGGTGTTTCTCTGTTTAATACTTCGCACACTACATTAGGTGGCTCATTTGCGAACACATTGTCAACGCAAGCTGACTTAAATGAAACTTCATTAGAACAATCTCTAATCGACATTGGAGAAATAACTGATGAACGTGGACTTTTAGTCGCAGCTAAAGGCGTTAAGATGATTGTTCCACCTGAAAACCAATTTAATGCAGAGAGATTGATGAAATCTCAAGGTAGAACTGGTACAGCTGATAATGATATCAATGCTGTCAACTCAATGGGTATGATTCCTCAAGGATATAGAGTGAATAATTACCTAACTGACGCTGACTCTTGGTACATCATTACAGATGTCCCTAACGGCATGAAAATGTTCGTTAGATCTCCATTGTCTACAGCAATGGAAGGCGATTTCGATACTGGAAACGTGAGATACAAAGCTAGAGAAAGATACTCATTTGGAGTATCTGACCCTAGAGGTATCTTCGGCGTTGAAGGTGCGTAATTAATTAAAAATGAGGCGGGACACAATTCCGCCTCATTTACTACATAAAGTAAGAAATTAGACTATGAAGGACTTTAAAATCATTATAATTGCCTACGGATATAGAACGAGCTTTATCATTAAAGCTGAAGATAGTTCTGAATCTATTGAAAACGCTATAGTTGACAAACTAGGAGAAAATAGTGTAAAGTGGGACACAACGGGATTTTACGACACACGTCGTAAATGGATAACCTATGAGGAGGTTATAAATGATCGAGGACCTATACAAACAAAAGAAGTCCTTGGAGTTGAGTTGGGAACAGGAACACCTTAAAGAAGGTAGATACAACCTCAACATGGTGGCTATAGATGAGAAAATCAGGGAAGTTATCACGGCCATTAAACTAGAAGAAGCCAAAGTTGCAGATAGAGAGAATGCGATTTTGAATTCGGCTCCAGAAGTGTCAGTAGCCACTTAAGTTAAAAAAGCTACAATCTGAAATCAATTTCCGACTGCAGTATCTCTTGCACTCTATCTAAAAGTGCGTTATATCTAAATCAGTATACAATTATTTAATGAATCTAGACGAGTATACTCGACGGCCTAGAGACTAGATTCACAAACTAGGAGGATTATAATCATGGCAAATACAACGTTTACTGGTGCAGTACGATCAGAGAATGGTTTTAAAACTATTACTAAAAATACTAGCACTGGTGCTATTACTGAAGAAGCGGTTTACAATGTTAGACCGAACTTCAGAACATCGGTTGATAACTCAACTTTCAACACTGGAGGTGCAGTTACGGACACGTTAACAAGAGCGGAATCAGGAACTCTATTTACAATAGATGGAACTGGTGACATCATAGTTAACATGCCAGCATTAAGTACAGCTAACGTAGGAACAACATATGAATTTATTGTGACTACAGCTGTAGGTGGTTCAAAAACTGTAACTTTTGTTTTACCCGGTTCACTTGTTTCTAATTTTTATGGAGCATTGCAACTTATGGGTGGAAGTGCAGCCAATCCAGCAAGCGATGTTGCAGGCGATACTTTAACTTTACCTAACAGTACAGCTGTTAATGGAAGAGTTAAGTTAACTTGTGTGACAGATGACGGAACGAATTCTACTTGGAAAGCGGAAACCGTTTCTACACCAATTGCAACAATAGCATAATAAAAAATTTGTGAGCTCCTTCGGGAGCTCACAAGAAAAGGATAAAATATGGCAATAACATCAAATGTTAAACAAACAATTGCATTAACAGCCGATGGTCAAGCTCAGAAATATGTTGGCGCAAGTGCCACTACTATTACTAAAGCTCGAATCATGCAGGTGACAGGGCAATCCAGTGCAGCCGATGCCGTTATAAAAATTTATAACGAAGCGGACAGTTCTAAAACAGCTGCAGCATTAGTGTTTGAAGGCAAGTGGGGAACCGCTGCTAATGAAACACAAAGTTTTACAATTCCTGGAGAAGGAATTTATTGTAATGCTGGAATGTATGTTGATGTAACCAACTGTGATCACGTAACGATTATTGGTACATTTACGTAAGAGGTAGCCAATGGCGAATACTACTTCTGGCACATATGTTTTTGATAAGAACTATGCGATCGATGATGTAATCATGGAAGCATACGAAAGAATAGGTCTTGTCGGAACTGCGGGAAATCAAATCAGATCAGCTAAAAGATCTCTAAATGTTTTATTCTCTGAATGGGGAAATAGAGGACTTCACTATTGGGAAGTAGGAACTACAAACGTTACTTTAGTTGAAGGTCAAGCTGAATATAAATTTTACAGATCATCCGGAGATGGAACTAGCGCTCCTTGTGTAGATGACACAGGAACAGCGGACACTTCTATCTATGGGTTTACAGACATTATGCAGTGTTCTTTCCGTCAATACAATAATAACAGCGGTGGAACCCAAGCAGATACTACTATGACTAAAATAGACAGATCTACTTATGCTGGCTATGGAAATAAAACTACAAAAAGCACCCCTTCTAATTTTTGGGTCCAAAGACTTATTGATCATGTTTCATTAACTATTTACCCTACAGCTAATGCTTCTGCTGCAGGATCAGCAAATAAATTAAAAATTTTCTATCAAAAAAGAGTTCAGGATGTTGGTGCATTTACAAATGCAACTCAGGTTCCTTATCGATTTGTTCCTTGTATGAGTGCAGGGCTTGCTTTTTATTTATCACAAAAGTTTGCTCCACAAAGAACACAAGAAATGAAATTATTATATGAAGATGAGTTAGCTAGAGCTTTAGCAGAGGATGGGTCAGCTTCTAGCACATACATAACTCCTAAAAACTATTACCCAGCGATAACATAATGGCAGCTTTTTCATCAGGTAAACATGCATTAATGATTTCAGACCGTTCAGGTGTAGCATTTCCTTATAGAGAAATGGTACAAGAATGGACAGGTCTTTGGGTGCATACTTCTGAGTATGAACCTAAACAACCCCAATTAGAACCAAGACCTATTGTGGGAGATCCTCAAGGACTGCCTCACATAAGACCTTCAAGAAAAGCTTTTGCAACCCCGGTTGTTTTAGATAACAACCCGTTTACTACAACTGCAAGCAGTACTTCTGTTACTGTTAAATGTAAGAATCAACCTTGGTCTACGAACGATTATATTCGATTTACAAATGTTGAAAGAGCTGTAGGTGGTGTTGCTAAATCTACTTTAGAATTAACAACTACTTTAAATGGAGCCATAAGCTCAAGTGCAACCAGTTTAGTATTAGCGGATTCTTCACAATTTGTAGCTCCTGGTTATATTTGTATTCAATTATTTGATAGCGATGGAAATGATGTGAGTGAAACGATTTACTACACAGCCAATACTACAGGATCAAATACTTTATCGGGGCTAACTCGGGGAACGGCCGCTACTATTAATGGTGCTACTCCTGAGTCAACTACAGCAGCAGCTCATAGTTCAGGAGCTAAAGTATATGGCTGTTATAAGATTACCCGGCAAACTAGCACAGAACAAATAGCTTCCCCTCCAGGCAGTCTTACGGTAAGTAATACTTTTACGTTTAGTTTAAAAAACAATGCGTCTAGCGCAGAAACAGGCGGAGGATTTTTCTGTTTCGGTGGACCAGTTAATATGAGGCCATAATGATAAAATATATAAAAAAGCTATGGAATAAATTATTTGGAAAAAAGGAAGTTGTAGTAGCACCTACACCTGCTCCTAAACCAGAACATTGTGGTAGTCATAAGAGATTTAGAAAAAGTTGCCCAGTTTGCGTGGAGGTCATTAAATAATGCCAGGAATAAGTGCATCAGGATTAAAGACACAAATTAAAAGCTACACAGAAGTGAGCGATACGGTTCTTACGGATGCTGTTTTAGAAAATATTATTTTAAATGCTCAACAGAGAATTATGTATGAAGTCCCTATTGATGCAGACAGAAGAACTCAAACTGGAAGTTTAGTAGCTGGGCAACAGCAAATTAATGCTCCAGCAGGAGCTTTATTTATTAGAGGGGTTCAAGTGTATGATTCTACATCTGCAACAACTGGAGATAACAGATGGTTATTAAGAAGAGATTTAACGTTTTTACAAGAATATGTGCCTTCTACAGCTAGTGCTAAAAGAGGATGGCCTAAATATTATGCAGTATCTGATATAGGTCCTCCTACAGGATACACTGATACTACATCAGGAAGGCTACATTTTGCACCAGTTCCTGACCAAGCTTATACTTTCCAGGTCCATTTTAATAAGGCACCTGATTTATTAGAAAATGATGATACCAACTATATTAGCTTGAATTTTCCTCAAGGTTTATTATACTGTTGTTTAGCTGAGACTTATGGCTTTTTAAAAGGTCCAGCAGACCTGTTGACTTTATATGAACAAAAATATAAAGAAGAAGTACAGAAGTTTGCTTCTCAGCAAATTGGAAGGAGACGAAGAGACGATTATACGGATGGTACAATTCGTATTCCAATCGAATCTCCGCCTCAATAAGGAGTTAAAATATGGCAAATACATCGGCAATGTGCACAAGTTTCAAACAAGAAATCTTGGTTGCTACTCACAATTTTACAGCATCAACAGGAAACACTTTCAAAATTGCATTGTACGATAGTGATGCAACTTTAGGTGCTTCTACAACTGCGTACAGTTCTTCAGAAGAAATTACGAATACTTCTGGAACAGCATACACAGCGGGTGGTGCTTCGTTAACAAGTGTGACTCCAACAACTTCAGGAACAACAGCTTACTGTGATTTTTCTCCTGATATTTCTTGGACGTCAGCTTCATTTACTGCGAACGCAGCTTTAATCTATAACTCAAGTGCATCCAACAAAGCGGTTGCTGCAATTGCGTTTGGTGGAGACAAGACTGTTACTAACGGTACATTCACAATTCAATTCCCGACAGCGGACGCCAGCGACGCGATAATTAGAATCGCATAAGGAGGTAGATCCTTATGGCCGATCAAATCTTTTCGGTTGAAGGTGTTGAGGGTATAGTTAACCCTACACGCTGGAATGCCCAAAATACCCCATACGGAGAAGGAGCCTGGAATACAGGTGGATTTACAGCTCAAGATGTAGTTGTAGGATGGGGTCATTTATCTTGGGGTCGTGCTAATTGGGGCGATTTAGATATTTACGAAGAAGGTTGGGGAAGAAGTACTTGGGGCAACGAGCCTTGGGGCGGTACTCATAATAAGAACGTTTTACTTACAGGTCAATACGGAACAGGATCCGTTGGTTCTATAACACCGACAGACCAAGTAATGGGATTAACAGGTCAGTCAGCAACTGGCTCTGTTGGAACTATTGCTCCTGCAGATGTAATGGGATTAACCGGTGTAGCTGGTACAGGTTCCGTTGGATCTATAACGCCGACAGAAATGTCTGTTGGATTAACTGGAGTTAGTGCAAGTGGTTCTGTTGGATCAATTGCTCCAGCTGATGTGATGGGATTAACCGGTGTAGAAGGCACTGGTTCTATTGGTAGTGTGATAATTCCAAACGTTGGAGTTCCATTAACCGGGGTCAGTGGTACAGGAAACGTTGGTGCACCAACCATTATTTCATTCCCAGTTATTGAACCAGCAGGATTCCAAGCCACAGCTTCTTTAGGAACAGTTATTGTACCTAATGATGCAGCTTTAATTAGTGGAGTATCAGCTACAGGATCAGTTGGAGATATTGCTCCAGCAGATGTAATGGGATTAACAGGAGTATCTGGCACTGGTGGAGTAGGTAGTGTAATTTGTGAATCTAAATATAGTTTATCTGGAGTAGCTGGAACTGGAGCTGTAGGTACAATTTCACCTACGGAACAGGTCATGGGATTAACAGGTCAAGAAGGTACAGGAGCTGTTGGAACACCTGGAATTCTTCATTACGCTAATATTGACACAGGATCAAATACGTCATATAGTAATCCTTCAACGGGTTCGAATAGTTCATATTCGGATGTTACATCAGGTTCGAATAGTTCATATTCGGATGTTACATCAGGTTCGAATGATTCCTATTCGGATGTTGCATCAGGATCCAATACCAGCTATACGGATGTAGACGAAGCTGCTTAATAAAATTTTAGGAGATTTAAAAATATGGCATCAACATATACACCTCTCGGCGTAGAGAAAATGGCAACCGGTGAAAATGCCGGTACATGGGGAACAAAGACTAATACAAACTTAGAAATCATCGAACAGATCTCGGGTGGTTATACTACTCAAGCTGTTTCAGATTCCGGCGATACTACTTTATCAGTATCTGATGGATCAACAGGTGCAACACTTGCACATAGAGTTATAGAATTTACAGGATCACTTACAGGCTCAAGAAACGTAACGATCCCTTTAGACGTACAAGACTTTTATCTTTTAAAAAACGCAACATCAGGATCTCAAACAGTTGTATTTAAATATGTAACAGGTTCTGGAGACAGTGCTACAATTCCAAATGGTAAAACTGTAATTGCATATGCAAAAGCAGATGATGGCACAAATCCAAATATTGCTTTGCAAGCATTTGGAGGGGATGTTGTAGATGATACATCACCACAATTAGGTGGAGACTTAGATTGTAATAGTTATGATATTTTATTTGATGACAATACTGGAATTAGAGATGACTCTGATAACGAACAATTAACTTTCCAAAAAACATCTTCAGCAGTTAACAACTTTGAAATGACTAACCAAGCTACTGGCACAAGTCCAACACTTGCTGCAGT